CCCGGCACCTCGACAGCCCCACTCGCCCGCAACCTAAACCGCAACTCCCCGCCCGCGAAAAAACTGACACTGCCTGGGGCGGTGTTTCCGGTCGGTGCGCCGTCCGCCTCCATAGTGAGCGATGCCGAGTAGCGCAATGTGCCTCCGGTGTCATAGCTCCCCGCGTACATGCCACAGATGACATCGCCATCTAGCAGGGGCAACGGTAGGGCATAGGTCCCCCGGCGGCGCAGCCCGGTGAACTTCGGCCAGTAGGTCGGCCCCCAGGTCGCGTTGATGAAGTCGGCGGGCGTCCCGTCCCCGTAGGCCCGCAGGTACTGCGCGTGTATCCGGCCCGTTGTCGCGGCGACCGGCGTGCCCAGGTTGATGCAGTCCAAGACCTTCAGTGCCTTGCCCGTCGTGTCCGCATACCCCGCCACGTCGCCCGCCACGGCTGACGCCGGGCCGGTCACGTCACCATTGTTACGCCGTCGCAGATCAGCCAAAAGCCTCACCACCATATGGTAGAAATGCCGACACCACCCGAAGGTGGTGTCTTTGTATAACGACTAACCTATGGTGTCTACAGCAGAGAAATCAGCCGTAGAGTTTCTCCCGCAACAGGTAATCGGCCAGCATCGCCCGCAGTTTCTGGTTCTCGGCCTTGAGTTTTCCGAGGTCGTCGGTCTCGTTGGCTCCAAACAAGACGGGGGCCTCGCGGTGTTGGGCCACCTCATCCTTGTAGGCGTCAATCCACAGATAGAGCAGGTTGGGGGCAATGCCGTTCCTGATGGCAATGCCGGACCATTTGCCGGTGCCAGCCGCCAAGGCTTCGCGGACGATCTGCTTCTTCTGGTCTTCGGACCATGTTCGCCGCTGCCGCTTGGGCGACTCCTGTTCGACTTTGACTGCTACGTCCTCCGTTACGGTCTTCTCCTTCGTCACCATTTCACTCCCTTTCGTTACCCCTCCTTTAGGTCGTCGTTATAGCATTATGTAGTCACATTGTCAATAGTGACAGTGGTGGTGACGAGTTGCAGGCCAGTTGACTGCATGAAACGGTGTTGCTATGGTCCGTGCCAAAGCGGAGGGCAACATGGCTGACATTGTACTCGTGACGGGCGTGTTCGATGTGCTGCACCCTGGTCATATCTCACTCTTGCGGGACGTACATAATCTTTACCCCGACTATGAGTTGGTCGTCGGTATCAACGGTGACCGTCGCACCAAGGAACTCAAGCCCTTTGTCCTGTTCACGGCAGCGGAACGTAAGACCATTTTGGAAGCACTCGCGGTCGTAGACCGCGTGATCGTGTTTGAGGAAGACGACCCAGCGGCACTCATCGAACGGCTACGTCCGAAGATATTCGTCAAGGGTATGGACTGGCATGGTACGCACATGGCCGAAGAGGACATCTGCCGCTACTACGGAGTAGAGATCATGTTCATGGGCAACCAAAAGTCCCACTCATCCTCGGAGTTGAAGAGGCGGCTGCATGTTTCTAGCTGACGAAGAAGCCATCATTGACCAAATCATCCGTGAGGACGGCCTGACCGAAGATGACTGTCTCGCGGGCCTCACGGAACAGCAACGCAAAGTGTGGGTCCGGTATGCCATCCTCGGGGAGACGATCTCGCAGATCAAGGACGAGGTGTTCTGCAACCGCAAGTATTCGACGGACAGTATGGTACAGTACACGTTAGCCGATGCCCAACTGCGGATTGTCGCCAACATCCTCCAAGACGCCGACCTGATGTGTCTCGGCAAGCACCGACCGGGAATGCGGCTGAAGATACAGCAGCTGATTCGGAAAGTGCAGTTGCTGAAGCGGCAGAAGGGGCTGAAGAAGCCGTGCCTACTGTAACCAGTGAACAACTCGACAGCCTCCTCGGCCAGGGCATGAACTTCGCTCAGATTGGGCGGGCGTTGGGCCTGAGCCGGGAGATGGTGCGGCGGTATGCGGCCAAGTTCGGCCTCACCAAACGGTGTGCCAAGTGCCGGCGTGTGATACCGTCGCGGCAGAAGTTCTGCCCGGCCTGTGGGGAACGGGACCGCAAGGAACGGGCCAAGCAGGGCAACTTTCGGCCCATCAAGACCTTCGCCAACCGTACCGTCGTCTTGGAGGCCTATGCCTACTTCGCGGCCCGTGGTTTGGACGTGGTGCTGAACGCCGAGAGTGGCCGCAACGACCCCGAGTTGTGGGTGGACGGTCAGAGTGTGAAGTGCAACCGCATGGTTCCCGTTAGCCAGGGTTACCAAGTACGGTTGGTTCCCGAGATGGAGGCCGACTTCTGGTATTTGAGTGACGGGCAGACGAAGTTCGTGATCCCGATTGGTGAAATCGAGAAGAAGCTAACCTATCTGGCTCAGGGCAGCCCACTGCAACAGTGGCGTGTGGCCGATGGATAAGTTGGCCAGTGTGGACGGCAAGTGGCTATTCATGCACGAGGACGTGGAGGTCCGAGAGCTGATGCTGGAACTCTCGGCTCAGGGCCTGCCCGACCACGAGATTGCCGAGGTGGTGCGGGCCTCGGGCAAGGTCGAGCGGATTACGGTTGAGGACGTGAAGGCCTACAAGCGTAACTACATGCAGGACATCACGACCTATGCCGACCGCAACGCCCGCAAACTGCTGGGGAAGATGCCGTTGACGAAGCGGGCCTATCGGGTGGGCCAACTCGACCGGCTGTTGCAGTTGTTTGCAGACCAGATACCCGTATTGCTGGAGACGAAGCCCGCTGCTGCGGCCACGTTGATGAGTACCTACCTGAAGGGCCAGCAGCAGATCGCCGTGGACGTGGGGGACTTACAGGCGGCGGCTGACCCCAAGAACCGCTTCATCGAAATGCTGCAACGGGCCACGCCCGAACAGCGGGTCGAGATTATGAAGCACCTCAACGAACTGGAGATGCTGGACCGTGAGTTGGGTGGCAAGCCCCGCTTGGAAGCCGTCGTGGTAGACGCGGAGTTCGAGGTGGATAGTTGACGCCACAGCACGAGTGGGACCTCCTAAGACAGATCAGGGAAGCGGTAGAGTTCGAGCGGCTGGAAAGCATCCGTAACGACCTCTGCCAGTTTGCTGAGTACACGCAGGTTGACGAGAACGGCAAGCCCGTCAAACTCGGTGCCCACCATCGGGAGTGGTTCCAGATCATCTGGGAGCAAATCCGTGACGTGGTGGAGAACGAGGCGGGGCACGAACCGCCGCCGCACCGTAACCTCCTCTTGATGGCCCCCCGCAACCACGGCAAGTCAACCTCGATGGTGACGCTGCTTCAGTTCATCCTCGGTAAGAACCCGAGGCTCAGGGTCAAGTACGTCAGCCGCAACGACAAACTGTCCCTGGACATCGTGGGTCAGGTCAAGAAGAACATCGAGTTCAATGCCAAGTTGCATGAGGTCTTCCCCCGCCTCAAGAAGGACCCGAACGGTTCGTGGTCTGGTTCGGCCATTGACGTGGTGAAGGTAACCAAGGAGGGCGAACGGGACGACGCCGACCTGGGCATCAAGGACGCTAACCTGGAGGCCTACGGGATCAGTGCCCCGGCTACCGGCGGACGGGCCGACCTCATCATCTTTGACGACATCATTGGTGGTCGGGAGGCCATTCAGGAACCGGGTCGCCTAGAGAAAATTTCAATGGCGTTCCGTCGGGACTGGCTCAACATTGGTGGTAAGCGTCACATCGTCATTGGGACGCCGTGGACACCGGACGACATCCTGGCCGAACTATCGGAAGACGACACTTGGCGGAAGTGGAAGAAGCCTGCCATCATTGACGGCCACGCCCTGTGGCCCGAGGAACGCCCGATCTCCTGGCTCATGGAACAGAAGAAGCTGATTGGGGAGACGGCTTTCAACCTCCAGTACATGCTGGAGGGCATCATCCAGAAGCAGTCGTGGTGGACCAGGGCAGTCATTGACCGCTGCAAAGACCCGAAGACGCGGTTCGGCAAGGTGCCCAGTGACTTCGAGATAGACGGGGTGGTGTTGGGCTTCGACCCGGCCGCCTCCATGATGCGTGACGGGTCCTTCTCCTGTATCTTCGCGCTGCTCTATGACAAGATGCACCGTAAGGTGGTCTACCGTATCAAGCGGAAGCGTGCCCAACCGATTGAGATGGCCGGGCACCTTATAGATATGCTTCTGGAAATAGAGGCCACGTTGACACGAAAGGTGGACCTTGTTACTGTCGAAAACAACGCGACACAGCAGGCGTTCATTGACCTCATCAACCTACTGTGTGAGACGCGGGGCGTGAACCTACGGGTGCCGATCATGGGGGCCTTCACGGGTTCGCAAAAGTGGAATCCCGAGTTGGGGCTGCCCCGTATGGTAGGTGACTTTGAGAACGGTAAGTGGATTATCCCGTGGGGTGACGAGGCGCATCAAGGGCGGCTGGACCCCCTGCATACTTGTGACCTGTGTTCGTGGATCGATGAGATGGAAGGCTATCCCCATGACACGCCGACGACGGACATGATTATGTCGTCGTGGTTGGCGAGTTCTTCGATAGACAAGCAGACGATAGGGATACTCCCCACGACTGTCCAGGTACGCCGGGCCAGCGTGACAAACATCAACTGGTGACGCTAATGGACCTACTCAAGTGGATTGGGCTGAAGAAGCAGGTCGTGCCGCCGACACCAGACCCGAAGACGGCGGGCTTTCACGGCGACCCGTATGGTTGGTATAACGGCAGCCTCGTGGTGCCGTGGTCGCGGTGCAACGGTCGCAAGAAGCTCGAAGAGGACCTCGTGAAGATGGACGAGAACAGCCCAATAATCGCCCGCATGTTGGACAAGACGGCGGACTATGCCACCAGCTTTGACGGGGATGACTTCTTCGGCTTCAAGGTGGACACGGCTCAGAAGGATGGGGAACAGCCCAGTGCGGTGCAGCGGCAGGCCGTTGAGATCATCAATCAGATGGTGGCACGGACGGAACTGAGTGGCCGCAAGACCTGGGACGTGACCCGCAGCATGGTCCTGAAGGGCAACGTCTTCGGTGAGGTGGTCATTGACCCCGACTTGACCGGCATCGTGGCGGTCAGGCAGTTCCGCAGTAGCTGGCAGATCGAGAAGCACCTCGACGATAGTGGCAACCTCAAGTCGGGTGACCCGGCAGTTGCCAAGTCGGACCCGAAGCAGTGGGACAGTGCGGCTTACACGCAGATTGACGAAACAGGCAAGGTGCTGGCGGCGTTTTGGCCTTACCAGATCGTCCATTGGGCGTTCGGGCCGATGGGTGGGCGAGAGTATGCCGAGCCAGTTGGTGGGTCGGCAGTCAAGACCTACAAGCGGTTTGAGGCAGGCATTGATTCGTTGGGTGTGGCCCGTATCATTCGGGCCTGGGATACCAACATCCACGTCATTCCGATGCCTGCGGGCCTCACCCCCGACGAAGTAACCGACAAGATCAGTCAGTACCGGCAGCAGAACGAACGGGACGAGATCACGGCCTACGATTCTTCCACGGGTAACTTCGAGTCCACGCCGAGGTATAGCCCGGTGGACGTGGCTCGTGACCTCTATGTACCTGCCTTCTACACAGCGGAGGGCAAGGTCGTCCCCGGTGACATCCGCAAGTTGCAGCCCTCGACGGCGGCTCTCCAGCACCTCGAAGACTTGGAGATGCAGATTGCTTTGCTGGTCTGTGCCTTCTGTGTGCCGCAGGAAGTCCTCGGCATTGACATTGGCTCGAAGCCGATGGTGGACAAGACGAAGGAAGAGGGCATGGAGGCCTTCAGCAAGTATGTGAAGCGGCTCCAGTTCAACCACGCCGAGGGCCTGAAGCAAATCTTCGACCTCGAACTCATCCTGAACGGCATTGACCCCCGGCAGTTGCTCTACAAGATCATCTACCCGAGGATTAGCCCGCGGTCGGCGGAAGTGGACGCCAAGATACTCGTGTCGAAGGGCCAGACGGCTTCGTACTGGTACAGCATGGGCGTGCCGCCCGAGTTGATCGGCCCGATGATTGGCCTCGATACCGACGCGGTGAAGCTGTGGCGGACTGAGTTGGAGAAGAAGATCGCGGCCCAGGCGAAGTTGACGAAGCCGCAGCCCCCAGTCAAGTAGGAGACCCGATGCCGACACTGCTGCCGAACTTAACTGACGCCCTGCGTGTCCATGACGCGGCCCACACCGAACAGTCAGCGGAGTTGCACGACACGGCCCTGAAGTTGCTGGCCCTGGCTGGTCAGAAGCATATCTGCGTTGACGCTTTGGATACGGGGCGGGACCAGACGTGGTTTGACGCCCTGCCGGGCATTGTCTGCCTGGATGCGGAAGCGGTCGCCATTGCGGGGGATAAGGCTCTGGTGGGGACGGAAGACTTTGCCGAGACCGTATCCACCCACCTCGCCTGGGCGGGACAAGTCATGCACGACGCGGCCTTCACCTACAAGCGGCGTACCCCGGCCTATGGCCTCTATCTGGTGCGGCAGGAAGAAGCCGAACAGGTCGAACCCGTCTGTGACTTCAAGTATGGTGAGTATGTCCCCGTCGGCTACCCTCGCAAGCATGGTACGTATCGTTTCCCGGTCGTGGCTCAAGTCGTGCCGGAAGAGTACCGGATGCTTCAGGTGCATAAGGATGGCGACCGGGTGACCATTTTCGAGCATGACGGTGCCCCGGCCCGTGGCTTGGCGGCGGTGATTGACAGTTTTGTGGCAATGGACAGCCCCCAACAGGCCATCTTCCTGTGTCTCTATCACGAGGCGGGCGTGGAACTCTTTGACGTGCTGATGGTAGACGGCGTGGATTTCACGAAGACGCAACTGGCGGACCGCCTGGACTGGATCGCAGGCTTGATGGGGCAGGTAGCGGATTGTGGTTTGTTGGTGCCCACTTGCCATGCAGTGCAGGATGCCTCCGACCTCCCCAAGATTGAGCCGGGCCGCTACATCGTTCGGCACAAGTACGAGGTCTTGAGTGACCTAATGCGGCCCTACTGGTTTGAGTACGAGGTGGGCCGCGTCGGGATTGGGCGGGTGTTGCCGTGGTGTATGCCCACCAAGACTGTCAAGGACGGGTCGGGCTACATTGTGGTGCCTGACACCGGCCTGCCGCCGATGCAGATACACCGGCAGCACGGGGAGGTCAAAATCTTCGTGGCTCAGGGCGGACGCAATCGGGCCAACTGTATGCCGCAGGTAGTCGAAATGGCGAAGCGGCTCCCCGAGAACTTCATCATGGAGTGCATGTGGACGGTAGATCGCAAGGGTGTTCCCGTGTCCGTCAAGGCGGTCAAGTCGGCGTGGTACGACCTGAGTGACTGTGACATTCGCCTCTACCCCTACGACCTCATCATGTGGGGTGACGACGACCTCTCGCAGCAGCCGATGTACGAGCGAGTGGAGTTGCTGGAGAAGATCGTGGCGGACTGGGCGGGGGCAGAGTTGGGCGTAGCCGACGAGGCCGACAAGGCGTGGCTCTTTGTGGCCGACTCGGTACGGCCACTGGACGGTAGCAACGAACATATCCTACGGCTGGAGTAAGGACTGGTGCCCATGAGACTACTGACGGTTGGACTGAGCGCATTGGTGTTGCTGCTGGTGTGTTCGGCTTCCTCCCAGGCCGACGTGAGTAAACGGCTTGTCATAAGCGGCGTGAAGGACTTCGCCCCCGGCTCGAGCGTTGGTGCCACCCTGAGTTGGGAAGCACTCGAAACGGCAAGTGGAAGCGTGTTTCTTGACGTTGGTGGCATACACGACAATGGCAGCAGCACCTTCGGGATGATGCTGGGTGTCAGTACCGATGCCCCGTTGCCAGTCTTCAAGGAAGCGCTGAGTGCGGAGGCGTGTGTGGGGTTCGGCTATGCCACGGTGGCGAACGAGTGGCTGGCCTATGTGCGGTATCCGTTAGTGAAGTAAGTGGTGGTTGGTGGGCGTGGCGGAGGGCCGTCTTTGGGGACGGCCCTCTTTGTAGTTTCTCCATAGTTGACAGCATACCATAACCACTCTAACGTCTGGTGTGACGCACCCGTATCGGCTGCCTGCACGGGAGGAAACGCCTATGTCTGACGCACTCAATACTGCTACCTTCGCGGTGGGGCAGCACTTTCCACACCACACGGCGGACGTGGTGAAGCCCACCGAAAACAAGTCGGTGGACCTCGAAAGCCTGAAGACCGCCCTGGCCGATGTGAACAAGTCCGGTCTTCCCCAGGCCGAGAGGCTGACGGCCCTGGACCACCTCAAGGCTCACGCCGTCGCACTCGACCTCGCTGACGAGGAGATTGCATCACTCATCGGGGACGAACCCACCGCACCGGACTTTATGGCTCAGTTGGGTGACGCCACGACCTTTGGTGAAGCCGAGACGGTCATGCTGGCAATGGCCGAAGCCAACGTAGACGAGGCCCTGCTGGACGAGGCCGAAGCTAAGTTGGCCGAACTCGCCGCCGTTGACCGAGAGATGATTGAGGACGAGTTCTCGGGCATCATCGAGAAGGTGGACAAGGACGAAGACGAGGATGGCCTCTGGCATTTCACGGCTAGGGTGGCCCAGGCCAACACCGTCAACAAGAACAAGCGGCTCTATCCCCGTTCGGAGTTTGAGCGGAATCTGGCTCGTATGAATCGGATGGCTAAGGCTGGTCGTCTAACCGGACGTGATGGTCACGTCTTTTGGGGCGACGACAAGCCTAGTGAGATATGTGTACGGTACGATGCCGTTATGCTGCAAGGGGACGACCTCATTATGGAGGGGGTTCTCATCCCGACCCAAGCGGGCGAGAACATCGGCACCCTATGGGCTAACGGAGTGCAGACCGAATGGTCTATTGTGGGCTATGGTAAGGCAGTAGAACAAACGGACGACAAGGGCAACATCACCCACGTTGTTGTCACGGACTACATCATGGACGGGTGTGACCCGGTACGCCGAGGGGCGGCCAGCACTCGCACTCTGAAGCAGAAGAAGTCGCGTGACAGCCTCGAAGTCGAAAGTGAAGTTGATGAAGCGGTACAGGCTGAAGTTGGAACTAACGAAGAAGTGCCTGTCGCCGAGTCCCTTGCGTCTGTGCCGGAGGTCAGTCACATGGCTGACGAAGTTGTGACTCAGAAGGAGCCGCAGGCTCCCGTTGTAGATGTGGAGGCCATCAAGGCAGCGGCTATTGCCGATGCTAAGGAGGTCACGGAGCCGCAGGCTCCCGTTGTAGATGTGGAGGCCATCAAGGCAGCGGCTATTGCCGATGCTAAGGAGGTCACTAAGAGTATTGTGGCCGACGCTCTGCTTCAGGCGAAGCTGGAGACGGCCAAGGACGCCGCCCTGGCGAAGCTGGCCGAGGGTGACGAGATGGTGGCTAAGATCGTCGCCAAGCACCTTGCGGACTGTAACACTCCCGAGAAGGTCGCGGAGACGGTGGCTGAGATTACCCCGCTCGTGGAACGCATGAAGACCCCGAAGCCGGTGGAGACCAGTGGCGTCTTCATCCACGAGGGTCGGGAACGTGCCCGGTTCATGTTCGCGGGCGAGAAGGTCGTGGACCGCCCCGAGACCATCGGTGGGGTGCGGGACGCGATGCTGGAGGGGCTGGAAGGCCATAAGGCCGAGGCCATGCGGCAGATTCTCGACAACTACGAGAAGCAGCCGGAACTCAAGCGGTATCTGTACAGCATGACCAAGCGTGGCTACCAGGAGACGGCCAGCACGACTTCGGCCCTTGGCACCACGATCCCGATGGTCCTGCCGATCATCCGCCAGCTCCTGCCGAAGCTCATCCCCTACGCCCTGGCTGCGGTGCGTCCGATTGACCGCCCCGAGGCCCGCGTCTACTTCTACGAGCCGAAGTACAAGACCGGCACCAACGGTTCCGGTGCGGACGGCTCGTACATTGACGACAGTTCGGTCTTCGATACGGCGTGGGACGACCACACCGAGAACGACGCCAAGTCCCAGATCGAGTTCACCTTCACCTACCAGACCGTGACGGCGACGGAGAAGGCTATCTACTGGGACTACACCTCGGCTCTCGCTCAGGACATGCAGGCGTACTACAGCATGGACGTGGAGGCCGAGATGATGGCTACGGCCACCAACCTCATCGCCATGGAACTGAATGGCAAGTTCCTGGAGACGCTGGCGTCCGGTGCGGGCCAGAGCGGTACGTTCAATACCGGCCTGCCTGCCACGGGCTTCCAGAACCTGAACGACTGGCTGACCTGGGGTCTCTCGCAGTCCCTGAACCGGGCTTCCGGCAACATCGGGAAGAAGATGGGCCAGCGGGCCAACTGGATTATCACCGGCCCGACTCAGGCCACCCTGTTCGAGGCCAGCAACTCCTACCAGAAGCTGCCCGCCGGGGCCGTGACCGAGTTCGGTACGGGTCTGCGGCAGGTCGGTAGCTGGTCCAGTCTGTTCGATGTGTACGTCTTCGACTGGGCCGAGACGCTGAGTGGGCTGAAGAACAAGATGCTGATTGGCTACCAGCCTCAGGACTGGAACCATGCGGCTGCGGTCTTCTGCCCGTATGTGCCGCTGTACATTAGCCCGGTCTCTTCGAGTGCCGCGACCAACACGATCCAGCACTCGGTTGCCAGCCGCAACGCCATGAAGGTGCTTCAGTCCAACGGACTGTACGCCCTGACCATTGGCTCGGATGCGGGCACCGCCCTGACCTACGTTGACTAACCGGCGGGGAGCATAGGACCAGGGGGAGCGGTTTGAGGAAGCCGCTCCCCCGTCTCTTTAGGAGGGACAATGACCCGGTTTCGCTTGATGGGGCCGCTGGCAAGGTACACAGGCTATGCGGTCGGTTTCCGTGGTTTGGTCGGTAGGTTGTTGCAGTGCCCCGAAGTTGATTTCCAGTTGCGTCCTGCCCGTGGCAACGTCCCCCCTGAGACGGAAGACCACCTGTTGCAGTTGATCGCCAAGAATGGCTTCTACGATAGCCTGGGCGTCGTGGTGGGCTACCCTGACATGGCCGAACATATCTGTACGCGGTCTCACGCCCTCTACACGATGTACGAGGCCGACGACATACCGGAGATATGGAAGCCGTTCGTGAACCGGGCCGATGAAGTGTGGGTGCCGAGTGCCTTCTGCCGAGAGGTCTTCGGCAAGTACAACCCGAGGGTGCGGGTCTGTCCGTGGGGCATAGACGAGACGCTCTACAAGCCTCGCAAGCGTAAGCCGAGGGGGGATTTTGTCTTCGGAGCCGTGGGGGTGCAGAGTCATCGCAAGGGGACGGATGTGCTGGTGAGTGCTTTCACGACGGCCTTCGGGGAGAGCGACGGCATACGGCTGGTCATCAAGACGCGGGACACGAAGCAGATGCCCGTCATTAGCAACCGACAGGTGACGGTGATAGACGAGGACTGGCCCGAGGCGAGGCTGGTGGAGTTCTACCACGAGATAGACTGCTTGGTGCAACCCTCACGAGGCGAAGGTGTTGGGATGCCTCCCCTGCAAGCGGCCATGAGTGGGACCCCGGCTCTGGTGACGAACTGGGGCGGGCCGGTTGACTACATTGACGACAAGGGGATATGGGGTATCCGTATCCGTGGGCTGTCGCAGGCCAAGCACATCAACGCCCTGTATGCCCAGTGGGCCGAACCCGACCCGTTGCACTTGGCCGAACTAATGCAGTGGGTATACGAGACGAGGCCAAAGGTGAAGGGTGACTATCGGCAGTGGACGTTGGGGAACATGGCGGCGTCGTTCGTGGGTTGTGTGCGGGAGGCCGGGAACCGGCTAAGGTGATTGTGGGCCACTTGCATCGAAGACGGTAGTTTGGTAGTGTCAGCGGGAAAGTTGAGGGGTGATGCCTATGGCCGTCGCGGTCAATCCGTTTAGTGAATCAGGAATCATCAGCACCCTGCGGGCCAAGGGTATTCGCACAGCGGATATTACCGACGAGAACCTGCTGCTGGTGATCGAGGACGCCCTCAACGAGTACCTGTTCTATCGGCCTAAGGTGTGCATCACGACCGCTGCCGCGTGCATAACCACTGTGGCGGGGACGCCCAACTACAACAAGCCGACGGGGGCCTTGTGGGTCAAGCAGGTCTGCTACAATCCCGACTACCAGGACACCGATTATGAGGCGATCTGGACACAGATGATGCTGAACCACATGACGGCCAACGACACGACCGAGATGCTGATTGACTATCAGAAGATGGCCATTCTGCATCGGTATTTCGATGGTTTTTGGGAAATGCGGAATGACCAGATTTGGCTCATGCCGTGTCCCCAAGGGGCGTACAAGGTCGCCGTCATTTATGCCGACGACCGCACCATTGACGAACTGGACGAGATCGGTGACTACCGTTTCGCCGAGTTGTGCTACTGGAAGGCCATGCTGTCCGTCGGCGTGACGAAGGTGACCGGGGGCGGCTTTAGGGCGGGCCAGTACAGCACTTCGGACGCCGTGGGCCGTGAGACCATGCGGTACGCCGAGAAGAACTTGGATAGGGTCCGGTTGCAGATCGCCAATGCCTACATCGGGGGCCGGTCCTAATGATGGTGCCTACCCCCCACTCGGTATCGTCCACCCGTGTCACGCGGAGTGACGGGGAGACCTATGCTACACCAGTGGCAGTGCTGACGGAGGAACCCTGCCTGCTGGCTCCGTTCGAGCCGGGCATGGGAACGGACACCTTCATGGGGTCCGTGCCCAGTAGCAAGACGGTACTCTTCATTGGCTATGACGCGGACGTGAAACTGGGGGACGAGATCACCGACGATGTAACCGGGACGGTCTATGTGGTAGTGGAACCACCTGTCCTCTTTCAGAACCCGACGACTTGGGAGAACGACCACCAGCAGGTCATTATGCGGCCTGCCCATCTGTAGGTGAAGCATGTCAACGTCACTCTCTGACGCCATCAATCAGGTAATCGGTGTGCCGGGCGGGACCAGTGGTTTCCGATGGGCCGTGAACCACTCGGATACAAGTGCCCCTGGCGTCACGGCTCCGCACCAGTTGACATTGTACCGCAAGGTGGAAGCCCCGCCGATTCTCTTCATGGACGACGCCACGAATAACTATCCCGGCGTCTTCTTCGAGATCGTAGGGCCGTTCCCCGACACGCAGACACGAGGCATACACGGGGAGATGACCTTCACGGTGCGTATCTACATCGTGCAGGCCAATACCAACAGCACGAGGCCGAAGGAAGAAGGCCGGGCGGCAGCTATCGCCTTGACGGAGAACATCAAGGCCACTGACCGTCTCGCTTTGACGTGGCCCGATAGTGTGGAGTGGTTGGGCCTAGTGGACGATCCCTTTACGCAGCAACTACATCTGGCGTTGCGGGACTGGTGTGCGGGCTGCACCATGTTCCGTGTGACGGCCAAGGGGCTAACGTGGTAACGGTTGACCTGTCCGACTTCGAGCGGCTGGGGCGTGAGTATCGGCAGCGGGCCGAGAATCTGCGTGCCCAACCACTCGGGGATCAGGGTGGGGCCATTTCGGGAGCTATACGGGCGGCGTTCCTCGGGTCACTCATGGAACACGAAGGCGTGACCTTGACGAAGCAGCAGGAATACTACCGCAAGACCAACAGTGGCTACTACGGTTCGGGTTGGCAAGGGCATGACGTGGCTAAGATCAACCCCCAGGAGTTCATTGACCGGGGCAACGGCGGGATATTGGGCAGTGGCCGCTTCTACGCCGACAGTGCGGTGAGTGTGTCGCCGAACGAGACGGGAGCCGAACTGGACCTGTACTCGACTGCCATGATGCAGCCCTACCCCTACAATCCCCAGTTTGACCCGACGCGGCGGGGGGACATGACCCAGCAGGCGTTGATCTACACCCTGCCTGCCAAACCCGTCGCCGAGTACATGCGGACGGGCTGGGTGGACCCGGCCTATCCCAAGCACCACATGAAGCCGCGTCCCTTTGGCAAGAGACTGGCTATCGCCACTGCCGCAATGGGAACGGTGAGCCGCTTCGTCGGCAAGATCATGCTCTCCGTCGGCTTCAAGCAGAGGTAACCATGATTCAGGGCATAGACGTGTCGCACTATCAAGGTCACATTGAATGGGTAAGAGTGGCCCAAGCCGGCAGCAAGTTCGTGTACGTGAAGGCCTCGCAGGGGACCACGATCCAAGACGCCAAGGCCAGTGAATACATGGACGGGGCCAGAGCAGCGGGGCTGTACGTTGGCCTGTACCACTACTTCACGCCGACGGGTGACGCCGGGGCACAGTACAAGAACTTCCTCGCCGTAGCGGAGAAGTGCGGGGGCCTGAATGGGATGCTGGTGCCTGCCCTCGACGTGGAGGGGGACAGCCATAACACCCTCGGTGACATGACGGGCTTCCCCGGCTGGACGAACTGGAAGCTGTGGCAGTATTCCGACAAGGGCAGTGTCCGTGGTATCAACGGCTATGTTAACCTCGACGCCTTCAACGGTGACGAGGACGACCTGAAGAGACTCATCATCTAAGGAGTGGCAATGTCTGTCCCCCACCGTCAGTTGTACCGCGTCGTCTTCTCACAGGAGTTGGCCGTTGGTGCCGTCCGCAGTGGGGTCGTGGCTGGCTATCGCCTGCTGTACCACGGCCTCCCATACGTGTTGACCAAGAAGTATCTGGACAAGATGATGGAGACCGATGAACAGGCCGTGGCCGAACCCCTGCCCGATAGACCGTTGACGGAGACCTCGCAGTCGTTGCTGGTCTTCTTCCCCGGCGGGATCGGGGACGTGATTGCCCTCAAGGCGGTGCTGGAAGACCTGCACCAACTACGACCTTGGCTCAATATCACCGTGGCATCAACTGTCGCTGACCAATGGATAATTGGTGACGTAGCAACCGTGCTTGACTATCCAGTTACGGAGACGGTGGCTAAGGGCTTCGATGCTTGGGTGAACGTCGCGGAGATGGACTTTTCTTCGGTGGGCCGGGAACTCGTTGAAACCTTCGCCCAGTACGTCGGCATACCCTGTCCTGACCACGCCCCCAATATTGAACCGTACTACGGTTACATAGAGGCAATGGAACACTATATCCGCAACTGGGATAAGCCTCGCGTCGGTATTCACTTGGCGTCGGCTTCCCACTGGCGGTCAATCCCCAACTTCGTCGGGTTGTACGTAGCAATGGAAATGGCCGACCGGGGCTACGATGTCTACCTGCTCGGGGGGCCGGAAGACCGCATTGTCTTCACCGATAATGAAGAACACTCAGACCCGCCAGACAACATCTACGACATGACACAGGTATTGGGGCCACTGGAATACTACCTCGGCTTCCTACCTTCTCTGGACGTGCTGCTGACCTGTGATTCGGGGCCGATGCACATGGCCGGGGCTATGAACATTCCCACCTTGGCTCTGTTTGGCATGACTAACGGTGAGAAGCGGACTGGCTACTATCCCTCGGTTCGCTATATCCAGAGTGACATGGAGTGTAGCCCTTGTGAACGGATTGCTGAGGTTGCCCCCTGTGACGGGCAGTGGTGTGAAGCCCTGGCCCGCATGAACCCGCTGTACATTGCCGACCAACTGGAGGAAGTCTACCGTGAAAACCATGACGCTGACTGTCTCGCATAAGCCGAACGCCAAAGAGGAGAAGGAACTCCGCCGCCTCATGCGTACCGAACAGTTGGGACAGTTTGTGGTCCGCATTAGGAACGGTGACAGCACCGAGGACATGGTACTGGAACTCAAGAAGCAGGACGCGGAGGGACGTGAACTCCTACAAGGGTAGCCATGACTATCACAGAACCAGAGTTCATCATTCATGCCACGGTCGCTAAAGGTGATAAGTGTGTCCGCTGTTGGATGAGAGACGAATCTGTGGGCCAACATCCAGACCATCCTGAGTTGTGTGGACGCTGCACAATGAATGTCCGTGCTGGCATACGTCGCAATCTATGGCCCGATGTTGAGGTCACGGAACTGCAACGGTGGTGGGCTTGGAATGGTGACAAGTCATTCGGTATCACATATCCAGGTTCGCCCTATGAGGCTCAGAAGTAGCTATGCAAAACGCCCTCCTCTACCTACTCTACAACTCCGAAACTCAGATCAGGCGTAACTGGTCAAGCCTCCTTCAAGTCAAGCATCCCCTGACCATGCGGGTGATTGACAACGCCTCAACTGATGGCGGGGCGGCCCTGCTGGAACAGGCCGGGGCCATCGTCCACCGCAACCCCGTCAACACCTACTTCACTCGTGCCATCAACGACGGACTCCGTTCCCTCATGGACAAGGACTGGGACTGGTGCTTCATCGTCAACCCTGATATTGAGTGTCCGGTGGGTTGGGACGCCCTAATGGTAGACCAGTTGACGGCATGTGAGGATGTTGGCATAGTCGGGGCACGTTTGGTGAACTACTATGGTAGTGTGGTTCACGCTGGTGGGCTGGTAGCTGAACCGCAGGTTCTTTTCTGGACCAGTCATTTCCCGCTACGGGAGACTTGGGGCACTCTACAACAGGAAGCGGTCTGTGTGACTCACTTCCGGCATCGACTCGTAGAGTGTAAAGCGGTAGTACCGTGTGCTTGGGTCACATTTGGTGCCGTCGCTCTCCGGCGGAAGATGCTGGAACAGATCGGCCTCCTAGACGAGACATGGGTACTCTATCGTTCCGACGCAGAACTCTGTATGCGGGCTTGGGCCGCTGGTTGGAAGGTCATGTACAACGGAGCAGTCACTTTCCGGCACGAGGATGGTGCCAACGTCAGGAAGGCTGGCTCTGCTGTCCACGAAGTTGCTAAGAATGACCTACGGCGGTTCTCCCTTACGGAGGAACAACGATGGCTTCAATCACTGGGCGGCAGACCGCCCTGGAGGACGTAACTGTACTGTCGGTTGACGGTAAGGATGTGGTTGCACTCTTCCGCAATGCGACCTTTGAGGTGACTTCGGAAGAGATTGACGTGACGGCGTTGCGTGACACCTGGAAGAAGCGGGAGTTCGGTATTCTCGACTGGCGTATGACCTGCACGAACTTGGTCCACACCAGTCCGAAGTATCTGGCTTCGATCATCAGCGGTGGGACCATCGTTGTCTCGTTCGCTTCAACCGGCTTCACCTTCCTGGGCACGGGCATGATTACGGGCGTGCCTCTCAACATTGACAATCCGATGACTGAGGAAGTCACGATTCTGTCGGCGGGAGACGCCCCCACGGTGACGTTTGTGTAACCCCTGAGGCGGGGGTGGCCTTGCGGTTGCCCCCGCCTTTCCCCACCTTTCCTTCTGGAGGAGATTATCGTGTCGGATGAGAGCAAGCAGGAAGCAGTAGTACAGGATACTACCGAAGTGGAGCGTGAGGTAATCGAACAGATGGCGGTGGCTTCGCTGGAGCAGTTGAAGTCGCTGCCGATTATCCGCAAGCAGAAGGCGGTGCCGTTCGAGATACCGGGGACGGGCATGGTCGTGAAGATCGCCCCGACCACGGCCTCGGCGGAGTTCAAGGCTTCGGTCCAGCAGTTGCGGGCCATTACGGTCGAGAACGACGAGGAGAAGGAAGCCATCCGTCAGGTAATCGCCCGAGGGCTGCTGAAGGCCTGTGTGGTGGAACCGGAACTGGACGACGAGGCTCTGGACGCCCTTCAGGACTACAACGCCTCGGCTCTGACGGCGTTGCTCAATCGCTGCCATGAGATTAGCCACCTGGAGAACGTGTCGGACACGACCGTCGCGGAGTCTTTTTCCTAAGGCAACCAGTCTACTACGAGGTGTTGGACGCCTGTGTCGAACACCTGGGCCGGTTGCCATCGCAGCTCAATCTCAGTGACGACGCTCTGTTTGAGTTGTTGACCTACCATCGTATCAAGCGTCGGTCGCAGAGTGTCTGCAAAGAGTGCCTGGAGAAGTTGCAGGACGCGGAGAAGACGTGCTTTGTCTGTGAACGCACCTACACGGAGAAGCGGGGTCCGGTCAGCAATAAGCAAGAGGCCGACCCCCTACTGCTGGACATGATGAGGCACTTGGCACAACACGGTTCCGGTAAGCCTGCCTCGACCAAGCATGCCAAGGACGCGACCGTGGAGGAGAGTGAGGCATTCGAGAGGGCCTTCTTAGAGAAGCTGAAGCGGCAGGGCGTGAAGTTGCTCGATTAGGTGGTGATGTGACGTGCCGATGGAAGATCAAGTCATTGTCAAGTTCCTAGCGGATATGTCCGGTCTCCGTGGTGCAATCAATACCATCGGCGGGCAACTAAGTAATATCGGCAGTGGGGGCCAGCAGACGCAGCGGGCGGCGGCGGGCATTGCCACCGTCACTCGCAACACGCGGCAACTGACTGGGGTAGTGTCGCAGAACAACCGGCAACTGGACACATCTGCCGGTCTGATGAAGGAACTTCAGATACAGACGGGCGGGGTGTCGTCGTCGTTCCGCCAAGCCTCGCGTTCGCTCCAGACCTCAATCCCCTGGTTGGACAAGTTCGCCATTCAGACTGACCGGGCCTCAATGGTCATGTGGAAGTTCAGCATGGGGGCTATCGGCCTGCGTGACTTGGCTATGACCACGGGCACGGTCGCGGCGGGCCTCATTATGGCCACGAAGGCAATGGCCACGTCCGTCTCGTTGGTGGATCGCGTCAAGCGGCAGTTCGCGGCCATCTACCAGTCGGCGGAAATCGGCGGCAAGATGGTAGACCAGTTGGTCGGTGACGCGGTGAAAATCCGTTACTCCGTCAACGAAGTGCTGGACGCCGGGCGATTGCTCTCTCTGGAGGGCTTTGACCCTCGCAAGTTGATCTTCGACATGGCCGACTTGGCCGCAGGCGTCAATCAGGAAGGCATTACGATTGTCAACGCCACACGGGCCTTCGTGGACGCCACCAATGGTCAGTTCCGTCGGTTGAAGGAGACCTTCCAGGTCACTCGTGAGGACGCTATGCAGTTCGCCCCCGACGCATTTGCGGGGCCGAATGGACAGATCACCAATCAGGCCAAGGCGACGGAAGCCATCATTCGTGCCATACGGGCGAAGTACCGAGGGCAAAACGCCGCCACGATGCAGACCATTCAAGGTCAGGCCTCCAACTTGGGTGACGCTATCGTGCGGGCCTTGGCGAAGACGGATGCGGCCATCAAGCCGATTCTCATGGGCTGGATGGATTACGGGATGCAGTTCTTTGACAAACTGGGGGCGTTTGCGGAGACGGGGTTGGGCAAGGCGACGGCCTCGACGATTGTGTGGGGGGCCGCTCTAATGACGGCGGTGTCGGCCCTGGCGTTGCTGGCGGGCGGCATGATGACCATGATGGGTCTGTTCGCGGCCTATCGGGTCTTCACCCAGACCCGCCAAGACGGCGTAATGAACATCATCAAGGCCGAGTTGGAACTCATGGCAGTCCAGAAGGAGATTGCCGAGTACGACGCCATCCGTTCCTCCAAGGACATTGCGTCCATGAAGCTGAAGTTGGACCTGGCCAAGGCCATCTATGCCGAGGAGCAGAAGCGGCTTTCGGGGATGGGGGTGCCGCTGTCGCAGGCGGCGATAAAGTTGATTGGGGGGCGTAGTGAGGCGGAGTTGACCCAGGCCCGCAAGATTGCTCAGGCCAAGGTTGACGCCGTGGTCAAGCCGCGTGAACTACTGGGCATGAACGATAGCCTGAAGGCGATACAGGAAGAGATCGCGGCCATCGAGGCGACTTCCTTGGGTACGCAGTCGGAACGCTATGCCGTGTTGAAGGAACAGGAGTTGGTGCTGCTGCGGCAGACGGCGTTGCTCCAGGCTCAGGTGGACGACGCCAAGAGCATTGCAGCGGGCGGGGCGGGTGGGCGTACCGAGGCGGTGATGGCGTCTCAGCAACAGGAAGACGCGGCGGTGCTGGCGGCTCGGGCGGCTGACGAGGAACGGTTGGCGACGCAACTGCAAACCGAACAGAGCCAACTGTCGGCCAACGTCACCGAACTGCGGGCACGACAGGAGTTGCTGGCGGCGGAGGCTATTGCGGCCAAGACCGCCGCCATCGAAGCCGACACACTGGCTATTGCGGCCAACAACGCGGCCCAAGCCGCTGCCGCTGCCTTCGCCGACAAACAGCGGATTGTCAAGACGCTGGCGACGCCGCAGCAGGTGGACCTGTACCGGACCCGCACCGCAATCAAGGAACTCGAACTCGACAACATGCGGTCGGCTGCTAAGAAGGCAATGGAGAAGGGCGATGTTTCGCCCGACGCGGCCACATTGGCGAACCTACGGATAGCATATCTGGAGGAAGAGGTCAATCAGCGGAAGCGGCGTCTACCCGAGATGGAATCGCAGGCGGCTATCCTCGCGGATTCGGAACGTGAGTTGGGGGTATTGGATGAACAGAAGCGGTTGACGCAGGATGCCGCCAAGGCGGCGTCTGAAAACGCCTCAGTCAAAGCGGCAGCGGCCCGGCAGGCGATGCGGGACAGCGTGGCCGTGAGCCGTGAGTTGCGTAACCAGGAGCAGTTGCTGGACCGGGTGACGGCGGCCTACGAAAAGCAGGCTATCGTGGCAGGCAATGCTCAGGCCGAAGCGGCGGCGGCAGCCGTAGTGACGACGGCGGACACCGAGACGACGGCAGTGGCACAGGTGCAGGTCGCCTCCACAGATGCTCAGATTGTGCGGCTGAAGGCAATGGAGGCGAAGACCCAGGCCGAAATACTGGCCTTGGGGGACATGAACACGGTAGCGGAACAGCGGCAGTTGGCGGTCATACAGGAACGGATTGCGGCCCGAGAGGCGGAACTGGCAGTGTTAGAGGCAACTCGGGTGGCCAACGTGGGCGGCG